CAGCAGGCTTACGAAGTTTCCCAGGAACAGTTCCACGTTCTTGCCAGAGAAGCCCCTTGAGGTCTTGTAGTAGCGTTTGTATTCCGTTTCATCGACCAGGGAGTCGACAGCCACATCGACCCGCACGTCATCACGCATCAGCGTCCAGATTGGCTCGTACTGTCCTGGGCGATGCAGCAATTTGAACTGGCACAGCCCATAGCGCCACAGGCCGTCCAAGTGGGCGGAGAACGCCGCAAACGAATCCGTTTCAATGGCCTCACCGGTCTTGGCGCTGATCGACCCGCTGGCGAACTGCTGGATGACCGAATGGTGATAGCGCAGCTCGATGCGCCACACGTCCGCCTCAGGGTCGTAGTTATCAGGATCAGCTGCATCGAACGAGTCCCGGCGACACCAGACGCTTTCCCAGAAGTCGAGCTTATCGGTCGCGCGGGCCTGTTCGGTTTTGTTGTAGATGCAGAGCTGAACGC